ATGGACACTGTCAAAGATAGTCAACGGCATTCACAGACCTGCCGACGTGCGCGATAGCAACGCTGCTGGTCAGTACTTTATTTGGTATCGAGGCAATCAGATCGGCTGCTTGACGGAGAAGTTTAATGGGTCGCGTTAAATCCGAAATGTTCGAAGATGATCTGGGGCCAGACGATGAGCTAGTCCCACTCCCCTATTCACAAGTTCTGGACAACATCCAGCGCTGTGATTTACCACTGAACTCGGTCGAGCGTTACGAGTACATGCAAAACCAACTAAACCAACTAAGAGGATTGATGAATGGAATCAGAACCAACACTGATTAGCGCACTGGTGAAGGCGCAGTCTGAAATGTCTCATGCGGCATTTGACCAAACTAACCCACACTTCAAGAGCAAGTTCGCCTCTCTCAAGAGTGTGATCGACGCAGTCAAGCCTGCGCTCAACGCGAACGGAATAGCGTACGTCCAAAGGTCTGTCCCAATGGATCAGGGTATTGCGGTTGAGACTGTGTTTCATGGGCACGGTGAGGAGTTAAGAACAGGCCCCGTCCCCGTACCTATCGACCGTGAAAACGCCCAGGGCTTCGGGTCAGCGTTGACCTATGCCAAAAGATATTCTCTTGCGATGGCTTGCGGAATATCTGCCGACGAAGACGACGACGGGAACGCAGCAGCTAAAGCCCCACCAAAGAAGCGTGGACAGTCTGTGTTGCGAACCGTGATCGAAGAGGAAGGCATACAAGTCGATAACGCAAAGCGCGATCAGTACGCGACAGCCCTCGTCAACTGTGTTCAACAAGCAGATGAGGCAGGCATCAATGAACTCATCGAGGAGCTAAACACCGATAACGACATGAAGATAGCTGTGTGGAATGAACTACCTAGCGGGGTCAAGACATCAATCACAAAGATGCGAGGAGAGAAGAAGTGAAACCCAAAAGAGGATTCGCAAGGGAGATATACGAAATTGTGCAAGCTGACGGGCCTTTGGCTTACAACGGCATCCATGAGCGTCTTCGCAAGCGCAAGGTTCGCATGTCAAAAAATCAGGTGAAGCGTTGCTTAATCAACATGCAACAACGCCGTCAACTCGTTAAGTCAGGCCAGCACTACAACAAGTTTGTGGTTGTTCCGTTTGAAAATGGTCTGGTAGACGAAGATGTATATTCAGTGACTGAGATGGTTGACGAATGGAACGAAGGGGGTCGAGAGGCTTACGCTAAGGCCAAAACGTCCAACCCAGCACCAAACCCCTCTGTTGCAGAGAAAACGCCTGAGAGCGATCAAATAACGCCCACAAACGGCTTAATTGATGATAGAACTCTTGGGGAGTTGAAACAAAGCATCTTGGTGAAAGCAATCACACTGGCGGGGATGCTGTCGGTAATAGCAATCGTGTCATCAGTCACTGCTGTATTAACAATCAATTTTTTGGGGTTCGCATGACAGAGAAAGTATTTGCCAAAGGTTTTTATGTGAAAGCGCCGAGCGAGAAAGCGCCGGAGTTTGTAAAGTTTGGAATGAGCATTAAGCGGCAGGAAGCCATGGAGTGGCTTCAAGGTATGCCAGACCAATGGATTAACCTGCAAGTGAAGGAAGCGAAATCTGGCAAGTGGTATGCAGAAGTAGACACATGGAAGCCGGACGCTCGCAAAGCTCGTGTCGATTACACCCCACCCTCTTCTCCACCGCAGGACGACTACGAAGACGACATTCCGTTCTGATACCATTACCAGGCGGGTGATTCTGGGCAGGCGAGCGGCAGCGTCAGCCTCCCTTCGGGGTTCGAGAGATAGATCACTTGCCTTGTGACCCGCAATCATTCACGCATCAAAGTGATCGACTGCCGCATATTAGGGGAATCTATGAATAAGCAAGAATTCACGGCTCTGTACTTGCAATGGTTCGCACTTCATCCATTCAAGAAGCGAGACTGGGAGGAACTTGGTAAGGTGCATTACCAAGCCTTCGGAAAAGAAAGCGTTGCGCTGATGACTGAGGCGTTAGGTCAGTTGACGGAGGAACTAGACCACTTCCCGTTACCCAAGGACATTAGGTCGAAACTTAACAAGTTGTCATCAAGCAAAACCGAGGGTGGTGGAGAGAAGACCAACAGCACGTCTGAGAGCGAGGAGATAGCCACCAGACTGCTAGAATATAGGCATGGTGTGCAATACGATGGAGTGACAGTGAAACGCCCTGAGAACGTCCCTGCGTGGATTGAGCAGCTAGTTGATCGTGTAGACAATGAACTGGGTGTCCAGTACCCGCTTAAAGCTAAACTGGGTACTCTAGGATTCATGGTGGTGCAGACTGAGGGCAGACGATGAATGACGCCGTCAAGAAATTTCTTGAAGAGGGTGGGAAGATTCAGCAGCTAGAACCTGGGGTCAAGCGTGACCTCAATATCTGCATGAATTGCAAGTGTGTCTTTCCGGCAGAAGATCTTAGCAAGGGGAGCCAGAGAAGATGCAAGAAGTGCTTTCAGAGGCATACGGGTTTCAAGGAGACAGGTTCTTCAGGGCCATCAAGGCGCAAGAAAAACTGAGAGAGAAGTACCTAGCCTATCGACTAGCTGAGATCACTGCGCCCTTTTCTGAGGCTACAAAACGGCAGATATGGGAATGGCAAAAAGAGGGTTATGGCACTCGTCGAATCGCTGACAAGCTAGGGGTGACGCAGTACAAGGTCAAAGCTCTCGTTAACCGTGTTAGCTGGCCTGCCCCCACCAATCTATCTTAATTGTTCCACGTGGAACTATTCGCCCTCTTCGCTATCCGCGCCCTGCATCTCTTCTTTAATTTGCTGGGCATGGAACATAATGTTCTGCTCTGCCTCTTGTTGAGCAAGAATTAGCCTGACAACCTCAGACCGTAACTCCATGATCCTGTTCGCTCGGATCTTAGAATCTGAGCTTAGTTCTTCTTCTGTATATTCCACACCATCAATCGTTATCATACAGACCTCTTGTTAGTTAACGGTGAGCGCATAATAGCTAATTATGCAAACACTTCAATGATTATGAATATGGCCCCGACTGCGATTATAGATCCAGTTATGAGAGTGAGCGTCCCAACGGCTATTTGCTGCATCAACATCTTGCGTTGTTTCTTCCTCCTCGCCAGATAAGCCAAGTGCTTTTTCCTCTGCTCCTCTTGGTTGGCTCTCATGTCTCTCCAGGACTGTAATAGTTCAGGGTCGAGCATAGCGAGGCAGTCCTCGATAGACTTCTGCTGCCGTTCAAATGATTTTCTTATTTGAGCCAGTCTGAGCATTTCACCGGACGAAAGGGGGGTGAATGTGGATGCCTTCTTATTCGCCTCGAACTCATCTAGGGCTTGCAGGAAATCGGCGCACATCACATAGAGTTGTTGCACGCCAGAGCCGGTCTCGTTTACTTTTGAAACGACCGCATTGATGGCGTTGAGCGCGGCTGAACACGCCGCCACCGACTCCAGGATCACTGAAGGTGACTCATTAAGATGGATACAACAGCAGTCGCGGCAGAAGCAACCACCAGCCACGCCAGACGTTCCCATCGCGCAGCGTGCGCATCAGTGACCTTGCGAAGCTCTCGAAGTTCAACCAATGCCTCACCCCAGCGTTGGGCACACTCAGCTTCGTGCTTGGCTATCTTTTCAAGTGCCTGCTCTGCTCTGTCCATCTCTCACCCCCTAGTTTACCAAGGCACACCAGTAGCCGTGTCTGGCGTGATTTGCGCGTCGATATTTGCTTGCAATGATGCTTCGATAGCGTCTTGGTCTAGTTCATTTTGGCACCAACCAATCACATCCGCTTCGGTCAAATCGTTGTAAGGAATGTAATCAGGCGAGGTGGGATCAGGCGTGAAACCACAAGTCCCGTAGCTAGTAGCGTTATAGGTCACAGCGTCATCGCCAGTGCCTTCTGTTTGCTCCGCGTTACACCGCCAATGCGCGACGACTACAGCGCCGTTCATATCTGCGGGTAAAAGGTCTCGTTCAAGGGTTGAGATGATCCATGTGAAAGTAGACATTAGTTATTCTCCAATTGAGTGATTCGTGCTTCAAGTTCTTGTATTGTTGCCACTAAAAGCGGCACAAGTTTGCTTTGGTCAATGCCTTGATACACTGCATTTCCATCATCATCTACAGCGTCCTTAGTGCCTGTGATTGCCTCTGGTACAACGTCTGCAACTTCATGCGCAAAAAAGCCATCAACAATGGTGTTTTCTTGGTCGGGAATAAAACTAAAACGCAAAGGATTCAGTTGTTGTAAGCGCTCTGTTGCATTTGTGAGACCAACAACATTTTCCTTAATTCGATAATCGGATGTTGTCGAATATAAAGTACCTGTGGTTGCAACATTGATATATCCATACTGTGTACCAGATACCTGAAAAGAAGCTCTTACGGTGTTGTTTGAGCCGTTAGAAACCACCTGGCCTGACAGGTAGAGGTTTTTGAAGCGATTGGTTGAGCCGCCAAGGTCAATTGCGGCGTCTCTAGCGGCACCAGCAGAAGTAGCAGGGCGAACGCCGTCAGCACCAAAAGACAAGAAAGCGTCATTACCTGCTGTACCGCCAACATATAAGTAACCGCTGACAGCACCAATACTACCGACTGCTGTGCTTTGCTTTCTAAAGACAACCAAAGAACCATCGTTAGCATTGTTTTTACCAATTTCAATAGCCGCATCATTGGCTGTTGTAGCTATTTCAACCTTGCCTGTTGAGTTGGTGCATCCAAAGCCTTTTTGATTACTAAAGCCACTAGCGGGGTTTGCAATTGTGTTACCCACCAACAAGTTGCCGCTTGTATCTATATCAACTCGCCTTAATGCATTTGTAAAAAACGAAATGCCTTGGCCTGAAGTGGCATATATATCGTAACCGCCGCCTCCACCTACAATAGAACTTTCGCCAATAAAAAACTGAGCCGACCCTGATTCTGTAAACGCCATATATGGTGTGTCAGCATCGTTTTCTAATAGTAGATTAGCTACTGCCCCATTAACTGTTGATTTTAACGTCCCGCTTGTGTCGATGCGCATCTTCTCGCCATTCCCGACAACAAAACCTACAGGGTGGGCAGAAAGAGAACCTATCTTTACAAAATCTTGCGTACTATCAGAACCCGTAATCATTGTCTTTGTGCCATCAGAGGCTTCAAAGAAGTTAGCTCCAGTGCCTTTGCTCAAATAAACACCAAGTCCGGTTCCTGTTCCATTTCCTCCAATACCGACATTACCGCTTGAGTCGATGCGCATCTTCTCCGATGCAGAGCCATCAAAAAACTGAAGGACGCCACCATCAGTCCCAATATAGTTACCGCCTGAAGCGTCCTGAATGCGAATATATGCGCCAGTGCCAGATGCTCTATTAATGTGCAAAAGCTCACTAGGCGAGCTAGTGCCAATACCCAACCGTCCTGAAGCAGTAAACCTAGCTTTTTCGTTATTGTTGCCGTCAAAAATGCCTAAAACAGCCGTTGTTCCACCAATCT